CTTCGGTCGACCAGTTCAGCCGGAACACATGCGAGATCGTGTCATCGACGATTCCGGATTTGACCCATTCGCTACCGCCGCGAGTTACAGCCTGAACGTACGGGGCGAAATGTGTCGGCCAGTTGCCAGCGGCTGTCGTCGCCCGTCCGGCATCATCGAACGTGATGTCACCTTCGCCGGCTGGCTTCTGGATTGTGACCAGTTCAGTACGTTTTCCGGCTGGGATCATCGCCATTCCTCAAACACGAACCACAACACAACGTCGACGATCACGAGCACGATGACGATCACACCAACGACAAACGTCATTGCGTGAACGCTACCAGTCGACCGTCGGTGATCTTGTAATCGGTCAGCAGGTCCAGACCGGCCCGGTACGAATTCGAGTTCATCCCCTCCGGGTTTTCGAACATGGCACCGGCCATCATTTTGATTCCGCTTTTAATCAACTCGGGAACGTCCGCCGCGACGCCGTAGCCAGCCTGATAAACGATGGTCACCGCGTTGGTGTGGATGCGTGTTGATGGCCAGATTGTGTCGTACGCGGGACGGACGGTCGCCGGGTCGATCGCAAATTCAGTGATCACATCGTCGGGCACGGTCAGCGACTGCGCGTCGCCGGCGGTGTCGACATAGTCGACTGACGTCAGGGACTGGACAGGTCCGCCAGGTAACAGGATCTCGCCGCTGCCGGACGGAAAGCGGCGTAACCGCAGTTCGATCGTCTGCGTGCAGATCGACCGCCACATATAGTTCTCCGCTCGCTGCCGCGCGGCGATGATCAGCCGATCCATGTCCGCGTCGAAGTCTGTTGATGCAATTCTCAGATGCGTTTTAAGCTCAGTTTTCAGCATCGGTTCGACAGCGGGCTGCGTGGTGACCAGTCGCGGCATGTGCGGGGCTCGTATCCGTAGTACGTTGCTGTCTGCACTACCGGTGTGAGTTGTGTCCGCGCATAAAAACGCCGCCCGGCATGACACACACCGGGCGGCGTCCAATCAGGAGAGGTCCATCTGAGCTGTCGCACACATCACAGATCGTCCCTCCTCACGAGCGGGCAGCACATTCAATGCCGATCGAAGTTTTGCCCGGGTTCAGCAGTCCGTCCCGTCCCGCTGGTCGGTTCAGCCTTACGCTTTTCTCTTTGTGACTTTCTTGCGTTGTCGTCCTCCGGTCGCCTTGGCTTTGGTGAGTCCGGTGTCGCCGTCTCCGGCTGACGTCTCGTCGGTTGTGGTTGCGTCATCGGTCGCGGCTCCAGTCTCATCGTCGAACCCGTCGTCGAGGTCTTCATCGTCGTCGTCGGGTGTGTCCGCGTCGGGTTTGTCTGCGGATGTACCTTTCTTTTTCGGCTTTGCGGGATCAGTGCCAACACCTTTTCGGACCCAGGACTCAGCCAGGGTTCTGTACTTTGGTGGAACGTTGACCGTTTGACCGGGGTTTCCCTCCATTCCCTTGAGGTGGCAGTAGTGGCCGAGAGTGATTTTTTGCATGGTCGGTTCCTGTTGTGAAATCTCAAGCGGTAAAAAGGGAACGCCGCCCGGTTGCGATCGCAACCGGGCGGCAAGGGAAGTCGGGCTCAGGAGTTACGCCATAATCAAGTGCTGAATCGCGTCGGCATCCATTACGCGTCCGTCGCTGCGAGTGAAGGCGACGAAAGCGACCTGGTCCTTTTCAGCGAAGCGCTCGTTCAGCCGAACGATTCGCAGCGTTCCAGCGTCGCGGATCGTGTAGGCGGTCAACCTGCCAGCCAGAACGGCGATATTTCCAGTGGTCGGCTGGGCCATCGACTGATTGACCGCGTAATTCCAATTCATGAACGCGTTGGGTTCGCCCTTGCTGAGCGACTCGACCCACAACGGACGATTCTGATCGTCGCTCAGCTTCTTGAGATCACGCAGAACGTCATCGTGGAACATGAATCCGCATTCATCCCGGTACGCACGATACGCCGGGTCAACGCTGTGCTGCAGATTCACCAGTTCTTCCCAAGTGATCACGGTTGTGGACGCCGCCGTTACTCCCAGCGTGCTGCCAGTCGCCATGCCCTGCGGTTGACCGCTGCCGGTTCCCGTCGTGGTATGGGCGCCGTGGATGCGACCGATTCGCGTTGCCAGCATGACCGGCAGTCGCTGCCCGAAATTAAACGCACTGTCCATCAACAGCTCGTGCGAAATCATCACGGGTTTCGAGGAGTACTTGAACGCTCCCAGCGTGTTGACCGACAGCGTCGGATCCACGCTGGCCCCCATGTCCGTATTTTCGCCGAGAATCTCGCCGGTGTTCGCCGTGTCGTCGACATGCGGGACAGGCAAGTCGTTACCTTGCGTGGTGCGAATGACGTCACAGACGCCTCGTACTGATCCAAACGCCAATAAGGTTTCCTCGTACCGAGCGAGGAATCCCTCCGGCACTGAGAACCCGCCGTCAGCGTCGGTCCCGACCGACATATCACGGGCTTCCGCGTCGAATCGGTTGCGGCAGACGGGGCTTCCGCCGCGACCGGTCCACATTCGATTGCGTCCGCCAACGTGTTCGCTTGGTGCCAGGTTGACCGTCATGCCGCGAGAGTTCAGATTCACGCCACACATGCGGGCCGCTTCGACCTGGGATTCGCTGGGTCCTTCGTCTTCACCGGAACGCATCCAGCCCTGCATGGCCAGGAGTCGTTGTTGTGGCGTTGGTCCGGACTGTCGACCGCTGTCCGGTCGATCGGACGTGTGATTCCCACCGATGCGGGTATCACCCATCGAACCGGCGAACCGGCTTTCGATCTCTGCGAAACGCGTTTCGCGGGACTCATCCTCAGTGATGCGTTTTTCGACGGCGGTGTAATCGGCGTCGAGCTGCCGCCACGTGGTTTCGTCTTCTCCAGACCACGGGGCATCCGTGTCCCGGGATTGAGTCCGCAGCTCCTGCATTCTGTTGTGAATTTTGCCAGCCTGTTCGCGGAGCTGGCGGACGCCCATTCCCGCAATCGCAGCGGCAGCGGTGGCGACGGAACCAGCGGCAGCCGCTGCCCCGGTTGGGTCAGCCATCGCGGGGGAGGTGATCAGACAGAACGCCAGAAAAAGCGCGGCGAGTGTCGCGCCGCGTTTCAGGCGGTTGCGGGACTGCCGGGCGGAGGCTCGGATCTGAGAGTACGTCATTGCGGGTCCAGTCGTGTTTGCGGGTGCTGGCGGGGGGTCAGGTCAGGTCAGGTCAGGGACCGGGCCGACTGGGCGGCAGCTCGACGCACGACTGGGCACGCGAAAAACTTTTAGGAAATCCCCTTACGGTCAACGCGAGGGTTGCGCGAAACGGCTTTTCATTGACCGTAATGTCAGGGCGTCAGATTGCGGGTTTCGATCTCTGCCAGACGGCTTTCCATTGCCGTTGATCGTTGATCGCGAGCCTCGCGACTGTTCAGGCGGAAGTCTTCGAACTCATTGCGGGCGCACGCGACGTGACGTTCCAGCCAGCCGAGATAACGTTTAAGTAGAGGATCACTCGACAGCGCACTGCGAGCGTCGGCCGTGGTGCCGATGTACGCGGGCCAGACGACAGGCCCAACTTCGAATAATCGGACCTCGGTGATCTCGCGAACCCAGACCGTCTGACCGTCGACGACCGTTTCCCGCCAGGTCGTTTCGGTCGGGTCGAACATGAACGACGAACCGGACACGTCACCACGGGCGACTGATTCGATCACGCCAGCGTGCGCGGCCGGCGGTGTGACGTCGTAGCGGAGTCCGACACTGTCGACCGACAGGTCCAAGGTGTTGACGTCACGGCCCGGCTGACGTCTGCCGAGAATAATGTTCGCGTCGTGGTTGAAAAACGAACGCACATCATCATCACGCAATGACCGGTCGAACGCTCCCGGCATGATGTGTTCGACGGTATCGGACCACAGCCAGAATTCGGTGCCGGCGTCGCCTTCGCGGAACGTCACCGATCCGTATCCGAAAATGACATCGGTCGCGGTGTCGCCCTCACCGCGTCGTTCTGTCTGCAGACCGCGACGGGTCATGCCTGGGAAATTGAGGTTTGTTCGTTTCATGGTGTGGACTCCGGAAAGAATGCGGCCAGCGTGTCGCGGACCGTTTGGTCTGTGAGTTCGTCGATTCGTCCGGTGAGTGGTTCGCA